TTCTACCTTCCACAACTGAATATCTTCCTGACAAACCACCGCAACCAGAAGTTCCTGACCTTAATCCTAAATATAATTCATTACTGCTCGATGGAGCTGCTGAATCACTTGTAGTAAACTGGTATCTGTTTTCACCTTGTACCGCAGTTGGTTGAGCACTATTACTAGGGTTAATTGTATTTATATAAACATTAGTATTCGCTCCTGAATCATCACCACTTGTATCAACACCACCTGTAAAATCTATATTTTCACCATTTACAAAGTCAAACATATTAGCATAATCATTACTTGCTTGAAATGTTTTATTGTAGTTATATATTTTTGAACCACAAGAACCTGTACCCGTTCCTTGTCTTGTAAATTTTATATCAAATGTTACTAAACTAGCAGCAGGTATTTCTAGGTTTGTAGTTGTACCTGTAGCTGACGTTTGAAAACATGGTATAATAACACCAGGGTATCTACTTGATCTTGTTGTTCTCGCAAGTTGATTTTGAGAATCAAAAAATGAACTACTATCTGATGTGTCAACAGTAAAACTTGTAGGTTTTATCTGCATATATAAACCTGCTAACTCTGCTATATATGGTTCTTGACTACCTATTTCTAAATTAGCTGATGGTGTTAAAAAGTTTTGAGGTTTAGCTTCAACCTCTAATACCTCACACTCTGCAAGCTGAGTTCTTGCTCCTTGACTATCAGCTTTTACTCTTAATATATCTCCTACTTTTACTTTACTTTGGTTTTGACCTTCAAGTCTAAAGTAAACTGAATTATCAGAAGTATTTGAATAATAAAAATTACTGTATATAGTTTCATAAGGCCCTTCTGCTCTTTTAACAACAAATTTATATTTAGTTGCCCAACTTGGAGGTTTTTGTGTTACAGGTATAGTGACCTTTATTTTGTTTTGTATTGTTGAATTACTTGCAGGAACAAAGACTGTATTATCTGGCGATACTAAAGCTGTTGTGCTTCTTGCATATTCATCCATATACACTATACCTACTTCATAATTCCTGTTACTATGTAAACTTTGTATTGTCGTGTTTCTTAAAAACAACACGTCTTTTTGCGTGAAGTTATAATACTCATACAAGTCTGCTGCTGTACCACCTCCTGATTCTACATCAACAAATTTCATTGCTGGTATTTGTATAGTCACATTATCACTACCAGGTGTTGTTGTAATTAAGAAGCCTTGATCTAAACCAGTAATACCGCTGGCATTTTTCTGCCAAGTAATATCATTATTTGAGTCAGCTGGATTAGTTATGCTACAATTAAATGTATCAGTATACGAAGTTCCAGTTGCACAATTAGCAACTGTTTGAAAGTATTGAGCTAACGTACCAATAGAGGCTTGAAAAGCATCACTTGATGCCATTTCATAAACACTATTATAATCTTGTGGCAATGTAAATACATTTGTTATTACTGTTGAGCCTTGTTGTCCTGTAACCGTACCACTATTACCTGTAAATTTGTTGTGTGCAAACTGTAAATCAAAAGATAAAAACGCTCCTGTTTTTAGTTTTGTACTTATAGTTGACAAGTCCATGACAATCGCTGATTGAGCTATAGATTGAGATGAATCAATAGTGTAGTTCACACCTGAAGAATAACTTGTTGATATTTCTGTCAAATCTATATTTTCAGTAGTAAGTTCAGCTTCAAAATTTATTTGACAATCTGAACCATTAGAATCTACTAAACTGTTTCCATCCTCATAATTACCATATATCAATCTATTACCCATAATCGTTTGACCTTTTGCAAC